TGAAGTTAAGTACTCCCCATGGATAAGGCCACAAGGTGGCCTTATGACATTGGAGCGACTTTAGCTTCTCGTTCTAGCCATCAGAGCTAAGTACTTAAAATAAGTACTTAGCGGTAATCATCTATAAACATCTGCGTACTAACAATAAGTGACTTCAAATGATAGCCGAGAGCAGCGAAGGCCACCATTAGAAGTAACTCATAGGCGGGTCTCTGTGTCTTTTTTCCATTATATCCTATATAAAGGAGCAAGGGCGCCAGTATTACAGCGTGTATTAGATTAATCCAAGCACCCATACCATTTGCCATAAGTTTGATAGCAGACATTACTCCATGATAGGCTAAAAGAACAAGACCCAGTCCAAAAACAAGATTATAGACCCATTCAGGTGTGGCGGCGCGCTGGAAACCAATATAAAGGAAAAGGGGTACTACAAAGGCTAAGTGAAATAACGCGAGTAGTAGATGCTTATCCATCTAACCTGCCTTGAGTATTCTAGTGAGAGCTAGGGTCGCATGTTCGAGAGCACCCTCAATCCATCCCTGTCTTACACTGTATGATTCACCGGTGACAAACCACTGTTTATCTTTAAAGGGCTGTATTGCTTCTTTTGAGAGAGTAGCAATATTGTAATCACCGGGGAGCCAATATGTTACACCATCATTCCATGGATGTGCTTTGACGAAAAGTGGATCCGGAATTTTCTTGTTAAATAGAATTCGAAGATCTTTGACAAGTTCTGCACCGAGTGCACCTTCTCCATCATCTTTAAGAATTTTCATAAGAGGTTCCGTATCGATAGAATCGGTGTATGAAATCTGTATTGAGCCGGTTTTCACATTTCCTGGAATTATGTATCGAGGCCGTTCAGCTGTAACAGTCTTTGGCAGATCTTCGAACCATTGATGGCCTGTAGAATCAGGAGGAAATACTGCATATACCCGTAAAAGGGGTTTCATAGTAAGATGTTTTAGAGTGGTCCAGGAGGTGAATTGGCGAATTTTCGCGAGAGCGGGAGATGGAATTGCAAAGACAGTCTTTTCTGTTTCAAAAATAATTTCAGAGCGCCCTCCAGCGCCGGATTTAAAAATGAATTTGTTTTCTTGAATTTCTAAAAGTTTGTGTTTTAGAAAAAGTTTTCCACCACGACCTTCAAAATCTTCAACCATTTTTTTTACAAGACTGGAAAGGCCGGATTTGCATAATACATATTTTTCCTCCGGACTAAATTCATTTTGAAAGAGATTTAGGGCAAGATCGGCACGCATGGTATCGAGTTCACCTCGATAGGGGTGGCGAATTAGAAGTCCCTCGAGTTCCTTTGGTTTGTAGAATTTGGAAAGTAATTGGCGAAGAGTATTTAATCTTAGAATTTCTGGAGAGAGTCCCACCAGAGGTCCGAACGTAATTGGAAGTGCCGGCCCGAAATTGTCCGGTTCAATTGGATAGACTCCAGATTCTTTAAATTGGACCTGGCCTGAAATTGGAATTGTTTCGAGATTATAATGTTTTAAAAGTTTGAGAAGAATTGTATGATGTTCTGAAATTCTCGCGCCACCCATTTCCCATTGATAGTGAACACCCGATATGTCGGCTGAAAATGTTGATAAACGACCTCCAGGTATATGATATGCCTCGGCAATAGCAACTCTGTGTTTAGGATATCTTTTCAAGTACTCTATTGCGGTGTATAACCCTGCAATTCCAGCACCTATTATTAAAATATTATAGGAATCTTTCATCCACTCTCTAATTACGGTCTATTATTTGGCACTTGGCGGTATGCCCTAATAATTTGTTGCTATCCACTCTTTAATCTTCGTATTATCATTCGATTGAATTCTATCAATGATCTTCTTATCCTTGATAGCAATAAAGGTTGGAATTGATCTCACGGCACAATATCCAGGAGTGTAATTATTTTGATCGACATCACATTTGAGCCAATTGATTTTAGGATAACTTTTTGTTAGTTCATCTAGATCAATTGAACGACAGGCACCACACCAGGTAGCTGTGAAATAAACAACTGTAAACGGAGGAACCTCTGCATCGGGATAGTCTCCACGTCCAATGAGAGTCTCAAGCTCGGCTTGCTCCATAAGATATTTCATTTCTTGCTATAGATTTCATCTTATTATTTTCTTTGGAACGCGGCGGTTGCAATACCTCCCATAATAATAACTGCAATTGTTGATAAAAAGGCCAGAGATTCATCGGGTGATTTGGCACTTATTAATTTATCGGCAAAGGATGAAAGAGGAGGAAGACCGCCTCCACCTTGGGTGGGAACTGCGGAAGTTAAAGCGCCTGTAGCAACACTTGCAGGGCTACTTGACGTTATCATAAGACCAAGTGCTACTGCACCCAAAGCAAACCCAGTACCACCCGCTACATTAGATAGCATGGACGCTGAACTTGCTGGAAGAATTGAAGGTGGTAAATAATTAGCAAGAACAACACCACTTGTTGCAAGTGTAGCCATAATTGCAGTAGCCATTGGTAATGTTAATTTCCATGAACCGTATGGAGGATTTTTATATTCTGTAAGACCTTCAATTGTAATGTTAAGAGGTACACGAAATCCTTTTGTTGAAAAACTAGGATTAAATACTTCTAAAATATCAAAGAAAAACCAAGGACCAAATGCTGAAAGCCCTATAAATAGACTAGCTAGCCATGTTGGGTAGTAAGGTGATAAGAAGGTAACAACCAAAATTGAAACAGCAACTGAGGCCGCTTTAATAAGTGCGAGAGCTTGATTTCCAAGGGCAGCATGATTCATTCCAAGCATGCCCGTTGGTGGAAATGCAGTTAGTACTTTTAGAGTTAAATAAGACATCGGTATGCCCTTTGTAAGTCTCTGTATAATAGAACCTGTGAGGGGATCCGTACCTACAGACATTTCCTTGATATGTATATCTATTATATCTTGAATACTAAACCGGCGAACCCATTAACAACACGAAGAATATTGTGATTTGTTGCATACACACGAATATGGGAATTACCACGAGCAGGTACATAATTCGGATTAGTTACGGTAAGAGTGGATGCTGGATCCGGTCGGAGTGCTATTAAAAGTTTAATTGTGTCAACTCTACTGGCATTTAGAGAACCAGACGGCTGGAGTTCCTCAGGTTTAATTGCAAAGGAATACGTATAGATAAACTGTTTTATTGGCGTGTTCGTATGATATTGAAAAGGTTGAACTATGCGGAAATATCCTGCATCGCGTATTTCAAATCTATCATAGCCATCTAGCTGTAGAACAGCCTGTTGAAGTATATCACGTCTTGCTCCAGCTTCACTGATGGATGTTGAACTGTAATTAAACCATTCATTGTAGGTTTCCATCACATCTCTTTGAAGAACCCATACAATCTCGCGAACAGGATGATTAAACTCGAGAGGAATATTTGCCGTAGTGGAAGCGGCTGGTATACTGATTTTTGATGTATACTGTATTTGTTCGATAAGGTATTCATGTGAATTTGAAACAAACCGCCGACGCTCTTCGACATCTAAGTGAATGTAGTCACCATACATCCGTAAATCAGTAATACTGGCCTTCTTAACTTGCGGGGTCCTGGCACACGCCTGATTTGTATTATTCGGCGAGGCTGTATAGACAAGTTGATCGAGTGACCGGAGTTTTAAATTGATACGTACAGGATGATATTGCATCGCGAGAAGAGGGAGATAGAGTCCAGGATTCTTATTAAACCAGAACTGTAAGGGTATGTAGAGTTTTACTGCACCATACTGATATGTGCCGTTTATTGAGACGGCAGTTGTATCGGGGGGATAGGTTGTAGGTGGGGGGAGTGTTGAATCTACACGACCGATCATTGCATTAAATCCATCACGTTGCCCTGATGGGACTGTTAATTCGGACCAAATTTCCATCCATTCCCCGGTTTGTTTATCAATCTCTTGTTCGCCAATTTCAACTGAAATTTCTTCAATTAATGCGTGGCCGAGTGAATTTACATAGGCTGCAAGTGTCCCTGAGGCATCAGCAAGATATATTTCAGGTAGAGTTACTTCTATTATAAGAGATCCGAGAAGGTCTCCACGCCGTGGAATCGTACACGTCAGACGTTTTCCAAAATCCGGATTGCCATCGAAATAAATTGTCTGTGATTCCATTGAAAAATTCGTGTATCTACGATAGACCATTTTGAACCAAGTTATTTGTGGATTTCCAGTTAAATAGACATCTTGTTTTCCCATTGCAACTAATTGTAATAATCCACCTCCTAGTGGCATCCTCTCTTCTATCCCTACTTATTCGGAAGACTCTCATGTTACGCAAAAGTGTCCCTATAAAATGTAACGTCTAGTACTTGGCTGTATGAGTTTTTGGCACAACATATCAATGTGATATTACTGCCAGCTCATTTTTGGCATAACACTTTAGAGAGAGGTTCATATGAGCGGAGCACAAAATACTACAACCCAATATTTAGCTCAACTCTTGTATTCATTAGATTCAAACACAAATTTACCAATTTCTACCTCTAGATTTGAAGTTGCGAATGGGATAGGAGGACGTATATGGCAAAACGTATTTCAAGTCATTAGTACACAATCTGCAAGTGAAAACTTTCCATTAAAGTATCTTCCTTCTACGATTCAGAGCTTATCCAATTCATCAGGTACTGGTCCAACTGGAGCCGCACAGGGATATTTTACATGGCTTCCAAATAACTTAAATGTTGTAAATCCCAGTTTTATACAAAAACCAATCAATGGAATTCAAGCGTGGGATGCGAATGCATATTCGCTGGAGGGATTCAAATCAGGATCTTTTATAACCTTTCAAACGGCGCAGATTAATGGAACAGTAATGGCTGGATTTAGTGAAACACCCGCTGTTTCTCCGAACTTTTCAAATATTAACTTCGGTATCTATTGTGATCCTACAAGTACACTTACGATTCGTGAAAGCGGATCCATTCGTAGTACAATAGGAACTTATACGACCGCAACTCAACTACAGATTTTTTATGACGGGGCAAATGTTGTTTACTATAAAAACACAGTGCCGATTTATAGTACCTTGAGAGCAAAGGGAGAGGCACTCTATTTAAATACTGCAATCTATGATCCTGGTTCAGCAATAGCAAATATTCATTATGGCCCTCTCGGAGGAATTGGGCCATCGGGTGTAACAGGTGTGACTGGTTCAACAGGTGCAACAGGTATGCCTGGTTTTACAGGTGCGACTGGATTTGGAGCAACTGGTCCCACTGGTTCCTTAGGACCAACAGGGCCTCTTGGTTTACAGGGAAACAGTGGAGTTACTGGTCCAACCGGCCCAACTGGTGCCACTGGAAGAACAGGATCTACTGGACCAACGGGTAGTACTGGTCCATCAGCAAATACATCAGGATACATATTGAATAATGTAACATCTGCAAATCCACCTGTAGGTCAGTACTCTATTAATAACTTTAACTTAACATCTATTACAACAATAAAAATAAATGGTATTGATATTAATGGTATTGTAAAACTGGGATTCTTTGCAAAAGTCGGTATTGGTAGTTTACTCCATTTAGTGAATTTAAATACGTATGAAGAACATATTTATTCAATTGACTCCACAAATAATAGTTTTTCTTATTGGACGTTTGGATTAACATATTTAACAGGATTAAACACAAATGCAATTATTGGTAATAACTATTTATTATCATTTGATACAATTGGTACTCTTGGCCCAACTGGTTCAACGGGTTCAACAGGTAGTATTGGACCAACAGGTCCAACAGGGCGAGATGGTTCCGCAACAAATACTGGAGCAACAGGTAACACAGGTCCAAGCGGTCCAACTGGTTCAACAGGCTCAACAGGTGTCACGGGTGCGACAGGTGTAACAGGCCCTACAGGTTCGACAGGTGCGACAGGTTCGACGGGGGCGACAGGTGTGACAGGTGAGACAGGTTCAACAGGGGCAACGGGTCCTACAGGGGCTACAGGTGTAACAGGAATGACAGGTGCGACGGGTCCGACAGGTTCGACAGGTTCGACAGGTGTTACGGGCCCAACAGGGTCACAGGGTACCCCTGGTATTGCAACAAATACGGGTGCAACTGGTCCAACAGGAGTGACGGGTTGGACGGGACAGACAGGTTCGACAGGTTTTACAGGTTTTACAGGAGCTACAGGTTCAACAGGTGTCACGGGTACCACAGGCCCAACAGGATTTACAGGTCCACAGGGTATTGCTGGTACTGCTACAAATACTGGATCAACGGGTCCAACAGGATTTACAGGTCCTGTTGGATATACTGGATCAACAGGTCGTGATGGAAGTGCCAGTAATACAGGAGCTACGGGTCCGACGGGACCAACGGGTTTTACGGGTTGGACTGGACCAACAGGAGTGACAGGTTGGACGGGGCAGACAGGCCCAACAGGTTGGACGGGACAGACGGGCTCTACTGGGCCTGGGGGAACTGCAACAAATACAGGTGCGACGGGTCCGACGGGCCCAACGGGTTTGGCAGGATTAACGGGTTCGACAGGTCCGACAGGGTTAACGGGTTGGACGGGCCCAACAGGATTTACCGGCCCAACAGGCCCAACGGGTTTAATTGGACCATCAGGTGTAACAGGTAGTACTGGGCCTATAGGAAGAACTGGTACTATTGGACCTCAGGGTGTGATTGGACCGACAGGATTTACGGGGTGGACGGGTCCAACAGGTGCCACAGGTGTAACAGGTACGACAGGATTTACGGGTTGGACGGGTAATACAGGATCGACGGGTGTAACAGGTTCAACAGGGCCAACGGGGGCGACAGGACCAACTGGGGCGACAGGGTCAACAGGACCGATTGGACGTGATGGTACAGCAACCTTTACAGGTGCTACAGGTAATACAGGTAATACGGGTCCAACAGGAGCACAGACATTTTATATTTTTGATGGTGGTACGCCGTCGTCGAACTATAGTGATGGACCTGCATTTAACTGTGGTGATGCTGGATTTACGGGTAACACTGGGCCAAGTGGAGCCTATAATGGAGCAAATATTATTTTGCAACTAAGACATTCGGTGGCGAGCCAGTGGGCTACAGTAAATCCTGTTTTAGCTTTGGCTGAGATGGGTATGGAGACAGATACGAATCAATTTAAGATTGGTGATGGTCTTACTGGATGGAACTCAATACCCTATGGTGGTCTGAGGGGTTGGACGGGAAATACGGGCGCTACGGGTGTTACAGGTAGTACTGGACCGGCTCCAACAAATGTAAGTACTATTACAATTAATGGAACTTTGACAGTTCAGGAGACACAGGAGGTTGTAAATGTGGTAAGTGGAGCAACGGGAATTGTGGTTCATAACTGGTTAACTGGAGCTATTTTTTCTCATACGGGTATTGTTAGCAACTTTACATGTAATATTACAAATATGCCTACTACTGCAAATAGATCATATGTTGTTATTTTAATATTAAATCAGGGTGCTGTACCATATTTTGCATCAGCTCTGCAAATTAATGGTTCGGCGCAGACAATTAAGTGGCCGAATGCTTTTATACCTGGTGTAAATGCAAATCGGACTGAAATACAATCATTTACACTTTATTATACGGGGGCGAACTGGATTGTTTTAGGACAGATAACGAGTTTCGGCTGAGCCGTTGGCATATCCTTAACAAGGGCCCTTGGCCCGAGTTTCGGTTAGGCCGAAGGCCCTAACCTTAACAAGGACCCTTGGCCCGAGTTTCGGCTGATGACTAAAAAATATTATCCTAACAATAAGAAATGCCACTATTTATGACATTAGCCGGCCAGTTTGGTTACGGTCGAGTGAACGCGACATCATTCAACAGTGTTGATTTGATATCGTTTTCAAATTGGCATACGAGTAATGCTTCAACTCTTACATCAGCAATACCAAATTTCTACTTTTACAATTTTGACGGAAGCTTTAGTACAATTAATAGTGGTGGATTTGATATGTGGAACGTCGGTAATTACATATCATTAAATGGATTTACAAATGCATCCACGATATTATATGGAACCTTATCAAACACGCCCCTCAGTAGTTATGGATATTTTGTAAGTCAGGCAAATGTATGGCCTCAAGTCGAACTCGCATATGTTCGTTCAGGAACAATTACATGGAACAATGCAGGATCACCTGGTACGGGTGGTTCAATTAATTCATCCAATGCAAATTCTTCAGGATCATACACTACAACAAATCAAGGACGATTTGGTACTTATTGGGTAAATCAGAATTACGGAATGGCAAATCCAACAATTTGTTATCTTTGGTTTACAATCGAACAAACTAATTTAAATGCAAACCTATCATCTTTTGTTGATCTACGTAAAACTGCAAATCCTCCATATGCAAATTACACACAGTCCGTATCAATAAGTGGATACAATATACTATTCGGGCAGATGCTATTATCAGTCTTAGATTTAGGGAATTATCCAAATGGATATTTAATACCCGATAGTAATATAAACACATTTATTACAAATTACGTGCAGAATGCTAACATTAATATTTTCTAATGTAATTTAAATGCCCTTTATTCAAGTACAGTTTAGAAGGGGTACTGCACTACAGTGGTCAACAACAAATCCAACTTTAGCAATTGCTGAAATGGGTATTGAAACTGATACAAGTCTATTTAAAGTCGGTAATGGTACATCTCCTTGGAATTCACTAGCATACGGTGGCATACGAGGATTCACTGGTAACACTGGTCCGACAGGTATGACAGGAACAACAGGATCAACGGGACCATCTGGACCAACAGGTTGGACTGGACCGACAGGTTCGACGGGTGTAACAGGACCAACAGGTTGGACTGGTTGGACTGGACCAACAGGTTCGACGGGTGTGAGTGGAGCTACAGGACCTACAGGTTGGACTGGTTGGACTGGACCAACAGGTTCGACGGGTTCTACTGGTGTAACTGGTTCAACGGGTTCAACTGGTCCTACGGGCATGATTGGTAATACTGGCTCAACAGGTGCAACAGGTGTAACAGGTGCAACAGGCTCAACGGGATTTACCGGCTCAACAGGTTCACCCGGACCAGTAACAGCATACATATTTGATGGTGGTAGCTCTGTTAATAATTATTCGAATGGCCCAGCATTTGATTGCGGAGCCTCTTCATAAAATATATGTCCTAATATTAATAATGCCATTTATTCAGCTACAGTTTAGAAGGGATACCGCTTCTATCTGGGCATCAAACAACCCAACGTTGGCAAGCGGTGAAATGGGTATTGAAACAGACACATCATTATTTAAAATAGGAAATGGTACCCTAGCTTGGAATGCTCTTTCTTATGGTGGTCTAAGAGGGTCTACTGGTAGTAGCGGAACAACAGGTGCAACAGGGTTTACAGGTGTAACAGGCCCAACAGGTGTAACAGGTTTAACGGGTCCTGCAGGAGGAACAGGATCAACAGGTCCTACAGGCTTAGCAGGTGTAACTGGCCCAACAGGCGTAACAGGTTTAACAGGTCCAACAGGTGTTACAGGTCTAACAGGTCCAACGGGTGTAACAGGTTTAACAGGTGCAACAGGTCCAACGGGTGTTACTGGGTTAACAGGTGCTACAGGTCCAACAGGCGTAACAGGTCTAACAGGTGCTACAGGTGTAACAGGCCCAACAGGTCTAACAGGTGCAACAGGCCCTACAGGTGTAACAGGTTTAACAGGTGCAACAGGTGTAACAGGCCCAACAGGTGTTACGGGATTAACAGGTGCTACAGGTCCAACAGGTGTAACAGGTGTAACAGGTGCTACAGGTCCAACAGGTCTAACAGGTGTAACAGGCCCAACAGGTGTAACAGGTTTAACAGGTGCTACAGGTCTAACAGGTGCTACAGGTGTAACAGGCCCTACAGGTGTAACAGGCCCTACAGGTGCTACAGGTCTAACAGGTGCTACAGGTGTAACAGGCCCTACAGGTGTAACAGGTTTAACAGGCCCTACAGGTGTAACGGGTCTAACAGGTGCAACAGGCCCTACAGGTTTAACAGGCCCTACAGGTGTAACGGGTCTTACAGGTGCAACAGGCCCTACAGGTGTTACGGGTCTAACAGGTGCAACAGGTCCAACAGGCGTAACGGGGTTAACAGGTCCAACAGGTGATACAGGTGTAACAGGGGCTACAGGTGTAACAGGGGCAACAGGTGTAACAGGTCTAACAGGTGCAACAGGTAATACAGGTGCTACAGGCCCCACAGGACTGGCTCAAACAGGGCCGACAGGTATAACCGGTCCAACAGGACCTGCAGGAGGTGGCGGTGGAGGCACAGGTTTCACCGGTCCAACAGGACCTGCAGGAGGAGGTGAAGGAGGTGTGACCGGCCCCACAGGTAGCTCCTTTGTTTGGCGCGGTAGCTATAGTTCAACAGGGACCTATCTCACGAATAATGTGGTTGAATATACTGGCTCCGCCTATGTTATTCAGCCTCTAACCTACACGGCCATTACCACACCCACATGGAATGACGCGAGCGATGTTCCATTTTCAAATATTGGATTAGCTGGTCTTGTGGTGGATAGTTTTGCCAATGTTTATTTTTCAGATGTTTTTACCAATGCGATATATAAGGTTTCAGGGCAGACGGTGCAGGTTTTTGCGGGAAGTACAGCCGGCACGAGTGGCTTTGTAGACGGATCGGGAG